GCATTGAAGCAGTCAAGTCATCTACACCTGCACCATGTAGGAAGATGATCAAAGATGCTATCAGTATTATTATGAATGAGTCTGAAGAGAATGTTCAGAAATATATTCAGAAGGTGAGAACAGATTTTCGTAGGATGGATCCTGCTGAGATTGCTTTTCCTAGAACTTGTAACAATGTTGAGAAGTATAGTAATAGACTAACGATCTATTCTAAGGGTACTCCTATGCATGTTAGAGGATCAATATTATTCAACCATTATTTAAAGCAGAAAAATTTGGAGGGTAAATATAATGTAATCAACAACGGTGAAAAGATAAAGTTCTGTTACCTCAAGAATCCTAATCCGATTCATGAGAATGTGATCTCATTTATTAGTGAGTTCCCGAAAGAGTTTGGTCTGTCACAGTATATCGATTACGATTTGCAGTTTGAAAAATCCTTCATTGAACCATTGAAGGCTATACTAGATTCAATAGGGTGGTCTGTAGAAAAAACAGCAACTCTGGAATCTTTCTTTGTTTAGTGCTATAATGTAAACGTTATCTATTTTCTATGGATTTACCAATCAACGATAAAGACTTGGCTACAATTCTCAAGTCTCTCACACTTGGAGGTGACACATCACTGTATAACAGATTAAAAATTGTAAAGGAAGTAAGGGATGATAATCCTGGTGGTCCTTACAAAAAGATAATTAGAGAAAAGTATGGTATGGTAATCTAATGAGAGAACAACTTATCAAAGCACTCTTGGCACATGCTCAAGGGGACATACAAAAACACTTAGCAAACGTGGAGGTTTATCTTTCTAACCCTGCTGGTATTGGAGAGCACTCTGATATAACAGAAGCGATAGAAAATGAACTAAACATTATTGCTAAGTACAAAGATCAAATCGATGTTATCAACAAGTATCTAAAATGATTTTTTCGTCTTGCCCACCAGTGTACCATTTGCCTGGTACATGGGATAAATGTAAGGAAGCAATCATTCCTCATGGACATGTAAATCCTCAATATGGATTTGTAATTTTCATAGTCTTAGTATTGTTATTTGTTGTAGGGTATGGATTGTATCTTACCTTTGGTGAAGGTGGTAAAGAACTACGAGATCCTATTGACGAACATGCTAAAATGCATGAGTTAGGTATAGCACATGGACACACACCAAAGAAGAAATGATTTTTGAAAAAGTGAGTCTTGTAACTGGTGGGTTTGATCCCATCCATTCAGGACATCTTCGTTATTTTGAAAGAGCAAAAGATTATACAGATTATCTTGTAGTAGGATTGAATGGTGATCCTTGGCTCACAAGAAAGAAAGGACAGTACTTTCAATCTTGGACAGAGAGAGCAGATATACTTCGTCACTTAGACATGGTAGATGCTGTTATCTCTTGGGATGATGCAGATGATTCTGCATGTGGTGCTATTGCAAAATGCTTAGACATCGCTGACAAGGTTGTATTTTGTAATGGTGGAGATCGTGGTAAGGAAAATACACCAGAAGTTGTTGGTTATTCTGACAATGATAGAGTGAAGTTTGAGTATGGTGTAGGTGGTACTGATAAATTGAATAGTAGTAGTTGGATACTACACAATTATTTCAATAGACAACGCAAATTATTAGGTATTTGAATGGACTTTCTAAAAGAAATAGTAAAGGAGATTGGATCCGACTATGCACAAGTGGCAGCCGATAAAGAAACTACTGAAGCATATATCGACACGGGATCGCTTATCTTTAATGGACTGGTTTCTGGTTCCATTAGTGGTGGGGTTAGTAGCAATAGAATTACTGCCATTGCTGGTGAAACTAGTACTGGTAAAACTTACTTTGCCCTCGCTGTTGTCAAGAATTTTCTGGATAATAATCCCGATGCTTATGTTCTGTATTTCGATACTGAATCTGCTATCAATAAAGATCTATTAGAGTCTCGTAAGATAGATACTAAACGAATTGCTATAGTTGAAGTAGTTACCATTGAAGATTTTCGTGGTAAGGCATTGAAAGCAATTGATATGTATTTGAAAACCCCTATAGATGATCGCAAACCTTGTATGTTTGTGCTAGACTCTTTAGGTATGCTTTCTACAGAGAAAGAAATACGAGATGCACTAGATGATAAACTAGTAAGAGACATGACAAAATCTCAACTAGTCAAAGGTGCATTTAGAATGCTCACACTCAAACTAGGTCAAGCAAATGTCCCACTCATTGTCACAAATCATACGTACGATGTCATCGGAGCTTATGTACCAACGAAAGAAATGGGGGGAGGTAGTGGACTCAAATATGCAGCAAGTACAATCATTTATCTCAGCAAGAGCAAAGAAAAAGATGGCAAAGAAGTCATCGGAAACATTATCAAAGCTAAGACAGTCAAGTCACGTTTGAGTAAAGAGAACAAGCAAGTTGAGATACGTTTATTCTATGATGAACGTGGTCTTGATAAGTACTATGGTCTTCTTGAATTGGGAGAGATAGGAGGACTGTGGAAGAATGTTGCTGGTAGATATGAAATTGATGGTAAAAAAGTGTATGCTAAAGCAGTATATAAAGAACCAGAAAAATACTTCACTCCAGAAGTAATGCAAGCTCTGGATGAAATAGCACAAAAGGAATTTAGTTATGGTAACTAAAACATCACTACCACTGTTTCCTATACCAGTATGTTTATACAATTATGGTGAGGATGAGAGTCATGGTTTGAATATTGATCTAGTCACTGATACTATTAGTGAAATGTATAAAGATCAGGAAGGTACTCAGCGTAGTAATTTTGGTGGATGGCATAGTAAAGGAGATCTTGAGGTAAGGTATTCAAGTTTCAACGTATTGAAAAATAAAATACAAGAATCTGTAAATGATTATTGTGATCGGTATGGTTTTCAAAAAGATGGATTGGTAGTAAGTAAATTGTGGGCTAATATGAATTATACTGGTGACATGAATGTAGGTCATCATCATGCCACCACTGCTTTGACAGGTGTATATTATCCAGTCAAACATATCATTGACAAGTCATGTGAGTTCAATTATAGTGAGGGCAATCCTCTTCAACCAGGTATATGGGATGGTGAAAGAGGAGGGTCTATTTATTTTCAAGATCCTTCATACGGTCTAAAATCTAGACTAAGAAAAGTAAAAGAACCAACTGCATATAATCTTGATGCATACTATACATATCCTGTTTCTGGATTGCTGATAGTATTCCCATCATATCTTATTCATACAGTTACACCATTCAAAGAAAATTTACAAAGACTAAGTATTTCCTTCACCGCTAATTATGGAACGAGTTGAGACAACTATTCTCAATAATTTATTATTCAATGAGGAATATACTAGAAAGGTCTTACCCTTTTTACGTCCTGAATATTTTGAGGAAAAATGTGACACACTAGTCTTTGAACAGATTTCTTCTTTTCTAACTCAGTATGATAAACTTCCTACAAAAGAAGTTTTGAATATTGAACTTCAGAAGAGGGTAGATCTATCTCAAGATGAATATTCATTAGTAACTAGACTAGTAGAATCTCTAGTACCAACAGAGTCTGATCGTACATGGGTTCTTGATACTACTGAATCATGGTGTAAAGAACGTGCTATCTACCTAGCACTCATGGAGTCTATCAAGATTGCTGATGGACAGGATGAAAAGAAAAGTGCTGATGCTATTCCTAGTATATTATCTGATGCTCTTTCAGTAGGTTTTGATCAACACGTTGGACATGACTACATCAATGATTCAAAGGATCGCTTTGAGTATTATCACAGAGTCGAAAATAAAACACCCTTTGATCTGGAATATTTTAATAAGATTACATCGGGTGGTTTATCGGATAAGACTCTCAACATTGCTCTTGCTGGCACAGGGGTTGGAAAATCTTTATTCATGTGTCATGTGGCAAGCTCTGTGTTGCTCCAAGGGAAGAACGTCCTCTATATCACTCTCGAAATGGCAGAGGAGAAGATTGCGGAAAGGATTGATGCGAATTTACTCAATACAAATATTCAAGACATAGCAGAACTACCTAAGAATACTTTCACTAAGAAGATTGATAAACTTGCAGCAAAAACATCAGGGCAACTAATCATCAAGGAGTATCCTACAGCGTCAGCACATTGTGGACATTTTAAAGCGTTGTTACAAGAACTTAAGTTGAAGAAATCATTTGAACCTGATATAATATTTGTAGATTATCTAAACATCTGTTCTTCATCACGTTATAGAAGTGCAGTAAACGTAAATTCTTATTCTTATGTCAAGGCAATTGCAGAAGAACTTAGAGGATTGGCAGTCGAAGCATCTGTACCAATTGTCTCAGCTACGCAAACTACTAGGTCTGGTTTTGCTAGTTCAGACCCTAATCTTACTGACACATCTGAATCTTTTGGTCTCCCTGCTACTGCTGATCTTATGTTCGCTCTTATTAGTACGGAGGATATGGAGAAACTTAATCAAATAATGGTCAAGCAATTGAAGAATAGGTACAATGATCCTACAATGAACAAGAGATTTGTTGTTGGTATTGATCGTGCCAAGATGAGATTGTATGATGTAGAACAATCAGCACAAGATGATATAGTTGACGATACGGAGATAGTAGAGTATAATAAATCTGAGGAATCCAAAGCAAAATTTAATGACTTCAAGTTTTGATAAGTATACACAATTTGTAAACTCAGTTACAAGCACAGCATCTCAAGATTCTGATGCTTTCATCTATAGACTACAGGAACTAGGTGGTGATGTAGCAATACAACGTTTACTTACTGCTGCTGTTGGTATTAGTGCTGAAGGTGGTGAGTTTATGGAGATCGTCAAGAAGATGATCTTCCAAGGTAAACCTGCTAATGAGGATAACCTAGAACATCTAAAGATAGAACTTGGTGATGTGTTATGGTATGTTGCTCAAGCATGTATGGCACTCGATATAAGTTTTGAGGAAGTCGCTGACATGAATATAGATAAGTTGTCTAAAAGATATCCTGACGGACATTTCGCAGAGTACTATTCAGAGAACAGAAAAGCAGGTGATAGATAATTATTGTTTTACATGCCTAAAGATAGGTGACAAGTTTGATGCAGAGTATGTAAATAAACTGCAACGCATGGTGCGTAAACAATCTGACGCACCTTTCTTTTGTTTTACTGATGACCCAACAGGGGTTGAGATGCCTTGTATCCATATGGATGATAAGGAGGAACGTGATTGGGATAACTGGTGGCCTGTGTGGTGTAAGATAAAGATGTTCAATGCACCAGAGTTAGAAGAGTTTGATAGAAAAATATTCTTTGACTTGGATGTAATCATACATGATGATATAACAAAACTATTGTTGCATGAACATAGGTCACGTAGAAATACTTTTAGTTTGATACAATCTCATTGGAGAGGTAAGGCATATCAGATGGCAAACCCAACTAAGTCATTGTTCAACTCTAGTTGTATGGTGTGGAGGGATAATAAAAAGATATATGATAAGTGGATGGAGGATCCTAAGGGATACGTTGCTAAGTATCATGGTACAGATGATTTTTATCATAATGAAAAGATAATTCGTAAACCTTTACCACCTATATTCTATTCATATCGTGAAGGTTATATGGATCAGGGTAGAAAATGGAATGAACCTATTTGGATGAAAATTTCAACAGCACATTCAGTTGCCATACTACATCAAGATCCCAAACCACATACTCTCAATGTCAAAGAACATCCAATAGTACTCTACTGGAAATAAATACCAGAAAGTTCTGGTGGTAGTGTGTCTGCAGCAACAGAGAAGCAAGAAAATGTTTCTAGATTATTTTTTGAAACTTATCTCAAATCTGGATTTAGTCTAACTGAATTTCAACAGGCTGAACTTGAAAGAAAAGCTTTTGGAAAACCTGGTGGCATATATCCGACTGCTACTAAAGAATGGCAAGAGAATTATTATAAACAAATACAAGCATTAGTACAATATATGGTTACCTATAGTGTGCCAAGGCAGGGATGGGTATGGTCTAGAGGTAATGGTATGATGGGATTTTTGAATCAGATTGCTGTTGAGAAATGTGGTGTATCTACCTTAGATAACTGGAATCCAATGGATATAGTAGGGGTAGTTGGTTCATATGAATCTGTTATAAAAAACACATGCAACGACATGATTGTTAGACCCACCACTGATGAACAGAAGGTTGCTAATAGAGGTATCTTGAATGAAATAATGGTAGAGAATATTTACAACAACAAATTATTACCAATATCACTCAAGTTTATAAACAATAAAGAAAGACCTGGTTATGAGGTGAGTCCTGATCTTCAGACTACAAGAATAAGGGATAAGATGAGACATCAATTCAAAATAAAAGAAGTAACTTGCGATTTGCAATGGAATGAGCAGGATAACCAATGGAAGAGTAACCAAGAAATATCGTGGAAGATGTATGATGACGGTGGTAATGGTAGAAAAGCAATTAGTATAAAGATACAGGGTAGAGCATTCTCCTCAAGAGCAGCAAGAGAAAACCCACAACATGAAGGTACACCAGAGGGTGCAGGTGCTAAGTTAGGTAAAGCTGCTATCACTGAACTGAGATCTTTCGTCACAGGTTTAGGTTTAGTAAATGTTCCTAGTCCTACTGCACATCCACAAATACCAAAACCAGGTCAACCATGGGAACCAGGACATAAATCCTATTGGATATCTTTATATAATAGTTTATCTAGTGCTAGTGTTGGTGGTCAACCTATAAACTTTATGTCACCAGGTGTATATGGTGAGGGTATGAATCCATCATCATCTGGATTTGCTGCTGCTTTAGATGCTGCATGTGTAGCAGATGAAGAGGGTAGGATGGTTACTAGCGATCCTAAAGTACCTGCAGGTAATAGATTGACATCTAAATTGTGGGGATTAGAATGGTTGAAACTATATGTTAGTATAACCCAAAGAGGCAAATGGGATGCCTTTACATATTTGATGTATCACTCATGCAAGAAAGAACTACCAGGAATGGGACCATTCATAAAGATAGCAGGGAGATGAAGGAAGTTATTGATGCAATGATAGTGGAATACACTGTCAAGAGAAGAAGAAAACAACTTCAGAACTTAGAGATTAAAGACTTCATGCGGTTCTTTATTGCGTTCACTGAGAGCGATGATAAATATAAACAAATGCAGACACCTGGTCTGAGTTTTATTCATCGTAACCGTAAAGAAATTTACCAAAAAATAAGTGAAGCAGTTCCAAACATTCATAACCGAGGCAAGGGTTACCAAAGCATCCTCTCAAGCAAAGAGATTGGGTTTGCAGGGAGACGGTCACGGAGACTGGTATGATCGTCAAGGTAATCTAAAAGCCAAGACAGTTGGTGGTGAACTGAAGATGTTCACTGGTAGAGAGAAGTCTGATGATGAACTAGCAAATAGAGATGATAATAATAGACTAATACCTACGCAGAGAACCACTGCTGCAGATGTGGTCAAAGCAATGGGTAAGACACCATTGTCTACAATGCCACCAGTAGGTAATGGTAATAGGGAAACTGGTTCTGGTTCTAGTCCAGCATTGAGTGGTGCAGGTAGAACTGCTCCTATAACTATTGCTTTTGATAAGTTTGATGATGAGGGTGTGACTGACAATATTATCTCTGCAGTTCAAGAGGTTGCTTCTGGTGATACATATTACATATTTCCTAGTAGGGATAGTGACATAGAGGAATTGAAGAATGCATATCCTAAGATTAGTGAGTCAATCGTTGACCACAAAAATGCAGAGACAATCTATGATGTCCTCCAATCATTATATGAAAACGGGTTTGATGCAATCAATATTGTTTGTAGAAAGTCTAGATCGACAGCAATCTCAAATCTTGCGTACGAACAAAACGGACAACTCTACAATTTTGTGATGATGAATGTCATCCCTGTAGATGAAAGAACTATTAGAGAACAATATATTGCAGGTGATATATTTCAATTAGATTCTATGGTCGAGTATGGTGATAGAGAAGGAAAGGTAATACGTAGAGGAGCAAATCATCTTATTTGTGTAGATGAGAACAAAGAAATGTTTAGATGTTGGATATCTGAAGCAGTTGAAAAGCAGCATTTTATACTGCCTGTAGAATTCTAATAAATAAATACAACGGTAAGGAAAATGTAAGTCATGAGTAATCCTTGGGCATCTAGTTTTGATGAATATCGCCAAACAATTATTGGTGAAAAAAGGAGGTGGCAAGATGATGATGGTGATGGTAAGTGGTATGAAAAGAGTGATGTAGATGGTAAGATTAGTAAAAGAGAAAAGAAGTCACATAAGCATAACTGTGCATCAAAGGTAAAGCATGAAGAGTTTGGTGTTGGTAATCCTGTAAAAGGAATGCATGATCTTGATGAGAACGGTGTAGTGCAACACTATGATGTTTTCTTTGAGCATGGTGTAGAAAAGAATGTCCCAGTTTCTTCTTTAGAAATTTTGGAAGGAGGTATGCATGAGCATGTTATACATGAAGGTAAAAAGAATTGTGGATGTGGTCAAGACCCTTGTATTACATACGGAGAAGGTAAGAACGCACATAAAATGCCTGATGGAACTGTAATGCCTGGTAAGACACATAAGGAAGAAAAGGTAGAAGAGAAGTATGATAACACCAAGTCTCCTGATTATGCAAAGAAGAAAAAGGCTCTTGCTAAAAAGCATGGTGGAGCAAAGAACATAAAGGG